AAAGCTAAACTTGACATATCAGACAACTGACTTGTTTACGCAAATCGCTTCTGGTCAAAGTCCCTTTATTGCTATCTTGCAACAAGGTGGTCAGTTGAAAGACACAATGGGCGGTTTGGGCAATATGTTCAAAGCCATTGGAACATTGTTCACGCCATTTACTGTTGGCCTTGGTACTGTTGCAATTGGCCTTGGTGCTGTTGGGTTGGCGGCATATCAATCTTCTGAAGACCTAGCCAAATTGCGTGATGCCCTTACGCTTACAGGAAATTATTCTGGCATAACTGAAGAATCTTTCCAAAAGCTGGCAAACACATTAAGCGGAACAACCAAGGCAAGTCTAAGCACAACCAAAGAAGCCTTGATGGAGGTAATTTCTTCTGGTCAATTTACCGGGTCTTCTATTAGTGCTGTTACGCAAGCAATCGTTACCTATTCTCAAATTGCTGGCGTTTCCGCTGCTGAAGCAACGCAAAAACTTAAAGGTGGCTTGAGTGGTACTGCTGAAGGCGCAAAGTCGTTAAACAAAGAAATGAACTTCTTGACGCTTGAGCAATACAAGCAGATTGAAGCATTAGAAAAAGCCAACAAAAAGCAAGAGGCTGCACAACTTGTGGCTGTTGCTTTGAACACCAAGCTAGAGCAACAGCGCCGAGAACTTGGATTACTTGAAGGCGCATGGAAGTCCGTCACGACTGCTATGAGCAACTATTGGGATAAGTTTAAGCAAGCCTTAACAGGGCCAACTCAATCTCAAACGCTTGACTCGCTTGATAAACAAATTTCAGACATCAAGCAAAAACTTTCTGGCACAGCGGAAGATGAAGACACAGCATACGCAAGAGGTTGGAGAAAAGTTCTTGCATCATTGCAAACAAGCAAAGAAAACTTGTTGGAAATACAGCGTCTTCAAAATCGTTCTGCATCATCCAAAGATGTTAGTGGTGCAAAAGAAAAAATTGAAGAATATGACCGATACAAGGGAATGTTAAAAGCCAAGGTTGGTGAAGTCGCTAAAGCCGAAGCTGAAGCCAGATTTGCCGTTGCAAAGCAGGGTAAAGGAGAATTGATATTGCTTGAACTTGATGCAGACAAAAAACTTGCAGATGCTCAAAGGGAAATGGCTGAAAAGAACAAACAAGAAGATGGTCGAGCAACAGAACAAAACCTTCAAATTTATAAAAGCAAAGCTATTTCAATTGAGGTTGAAAAGCAAGAAAAAATAAAGCAGATTCGCGCTAAGTATGCGGTTGCCGAATATAACGAAGAAGAAGAACGAACTAAAGAATTTAACGCAGCTTGGGCGGCAGAAAACAAACGCAGAGGTGATTTGGTAGTGGGCGCACAAAATCAAACACGCGAGATGGAGTATCAAAAAGAATCTCTTGATTTAAAGTACAAGATGATTTACGCGACTGAGCAAGAGCAAAGGTTGGCTCAAATTTCTCTTGAGTACGCTCGTAAGCGTAAAGAAGTAGAGGGCCAAGACCCATTGGTTTTAAAAGAACTTGAGAGGCAAGAAGCAATGGCAAAAATGTTTGTCACGATGCAGGAATCTGGCAAGCGTACACAGGAAGTTTTTGATAGTGTTTACGGCAACATGAGTTCTGCCATTGACAACTTTGTCAAGACGGGCAAGTTGAACATGAAAGACTTTGCTCGTAGCGTCATTCAGGATTTGATTGCAATCCAGATGAAGGCTGCTGCAATGAAGTTTCTTGGCAGTTTGTTTGGTGGTGGTTTTGCTGGTGGCGCTAATATGCAAATCGCTAGTGGAACAATTGGCGATTACAACGCATTGGGAGCCATAGGGTCAGCAAGAGCATCTGGCGGTTCTGTAACCAACAATACGCCTTACGTTGTTGGTGAGCGTGGCCCAGAAGTGTTTGTTCCTTCTGGCTCTGGAACAATCATTCCTAATGGGCAAATGGGCAACATGGGTGGCACTACCAATGTGACCAACAACTACATCAACGCAATTGATGCCAAGTCGTTTGAGAACAGACTATTGGAAAGCAGCAATACAATCTGGGCTGGTTATCAGTATGCTAACAAGCAGTTGGCATCGAACGGGAGAAGGGCATGAGTTTTCAAACCATCTTTGACATTCAGCAATCTATGACGGTGAACAACCGCCGCATGGTTGGTCAACAAGTTGCAAGGTCGGGCTACATCACGGTTGCTCAATACCTGACAGCCGTGCCTTGGGTGTTCACAATTACACCGCACAGCTATTTGTACTATCCACAAGTGCGCGGCATCATTCAAGCGATTGACAACAAAGACCGCCAGTTGCCAGAAACGATTACGTTTAACACCGCCAATTTGGATTGGTTTACTCAAAGGCTTGGCACTGCCACTACAGCAACTTTGAACGGTACACCAGTAGCCAATACACAAAGTCTAAATTTAACCTCTAACGGCACGTTTAAGGCTGGTGATTTTATTATGGTAGGCGGGTATACCTACAAGGTCACTGCTGACTCTGCTGGCTCTGTTGTTAGCATTCATCGTCCTTTGATTGGTTCGCCTTCATCTGGCGCTACTGTGTCAATTGGCAATGCTTGTACGTTTACTGTTGTGGCAGAGAGGTGTCCAACGTATACTTTGAACCCAATGACAGATGGCGCATTTGTTCAATGGGATGATGCGTTTGTTTTTCGGGAGTACATCACATGACAACAATGGCGGCTCTTAGTGGCCCACAAATTAGACACGCTGAGTTTGTAAAGTTGACAGTCGGCACTGCCGAAACCGTTTATACGTTTTGCAACGCAGCAGCACCCATCACGGTGGGTGGCAACACGTTTTCAAACCTTGGCGCTTTGCTTAGTGTTGGTGATGTTCAGCGTGATATGAGGTCTACCTCTGATGACATGACCATTGTGTTGACAGGTATTGACCCGTCAAACATTGCATTGATTCTCAGCAATGACATCAAAGGTTCTTTGGTTGAAGTATGGCGCGGGTTCTTTAATTCAAACAACCAAATCATTACTACACCTACAACGCAGTTTTTTAAACGCTATCAAGGCATCATTAACAGCGTTGCAATCACTGAAGATTTTAATTCTGAGATGAGAACAAGGATTGCTACTTGTTCTATTGCTTGTTCGTCAATGCGGCGTATTTTGGAGAATAGGCTTGGTGGTGTAAAAACAAACCAATCAAGCTGGCAATTTTTGTATCCAAATGACACAAGCATGAATCGTGTGGCTACGATTGCAAACACTTATTTTGACTTTGGCAAACCGCCTCAAAAGCAAACTATGGCTGCTGCTAATGAATTGTTTACCGGAAATGATCCAGCTGAACCTACTGGCGGTTTTTAAGGCAAAAAATGATAAGACAAGCAACAAGATATGACATTCCAAGATTGCTAGAAATTGTTGAATCATATGCTTATGAAAATCCAATCAAGGCGCTTGGCAGACAACAACATCACAATCCAAAACACGTTGAGCAATTGCTGTTTAGTATTCTTGCTGGACGAGGATTTATCTACATTGACAATAATATGCGCGGGGCAATTATTGCAATCAAGCAAGGTAATGTGTGGTGTCCTGATTTGAAAGAATTGAATGAATTGCTTTGGTGGGTTGAGCCTGAACACCGAAATGGAACAATTGGCGGTAGGCTATGGAAAGCATTTGACGAGAGGGCTGAAGCGATGCTTAAAGTTGGCGACATTGATTTTGTTGTCACAAGCATTTCTGCTAACGGCCCTTTGATTGATTACACAAAACGCGGTTACGCTCCTTTGGGCGCATCGTTTGTACGGGAGTAAAAGATGGTTTCAACAATAATTGCTTATGGTGCAAATCTTTTGGTAACTGCTGGTGTAAGTGCTGCAACAGCAACATTTGTTGCAACTTTTGCAGTTAACTTTGCTATATCTTCAATCATTACTCGCGTTTTTGGTCAAGATCAACAAGGCCCACAAGACAGTGGAACTCGTCAACAAGTTCCCCCTGCAAATGGCAACGCAATTCCGATTGTGTATGGCGATGCCTACCTTGGCGGTACGTTTGTTGATGCGGTTTTGACTGAAGATCAAAAGACAATGTATTACGTTATGGCGGTGTCTTGCATTAGCCCCAACGGACAATTTTCTTTTGACACAACAAAAATGTATTACGGCGATAGGCTTATTACTTTTGATGAGACTGATGGAACACAAGTTGTAAGCCTTACAGATGAAGCTGGCAACGTAGACACAAAAATTTCAGGCAACCTTTACATAAATTTGTATATTTCAAATGCTGCTGGCAGCATCACTTCACCAAACGGTGCGGCGGCTCCTACAACAGTAATGGGTGGCGTTGATATTCCTACTGCTTTGCGATGGGTGTCTACAGGGCCAGCGCCAAGAAAAATGAATGGTCTTGCGTTTGCCATTATTAAATTAAATTACAACCAAGACGCTGGCACAACAAACTTGTCCCCAATTACGTTTTATGCCAAGCATTACTTGAATGGCACAGGAGCAGCAAAACCCGGTGATGTTTGGTATGACTACATTACCAACTCGAATTACGGTGGCGCTGTTGATACTTCTTTTGTAAACGCCAGTTCTGCTACAGCATTAAACACATATTCAGATCAGCTAATTACATACACGCCTTCTGCTGGCGGTTCTGCTACACAAGCAAGATACCGCATGAATGGTGTGCTTGATGCTGGTCAAACAGTGTTGAGCAACCTTGACAAGATTATGACTTGTGCTGATTCTTGGATGGCGTACAACGCTGCCCTTGGTCAATGGTCTATTGTTATCAATAAAGCAGAAACAACGTCATACGCATTTAACGATAACAATATCGTTGGCGAAATCCGAGTAAGCGCAACTGACATTACGCAGTCTATCAATCAAGTTGAAGCCAAATTTCCTGACAAAAGCGCAAGAGATCAAGCTAACTTTGTCAATATCGCAACGCCAACAATTTTGCGTTATCCAAACGAACCTGATAACAAATACAGCGTTACTTATGACCTCTGCAACGATTCTGTTCAAGCGCAATACCTTGCTAACCGAATTCTTGAGCAAGCCCGTGAAGACTTGATTGTCAGCTTCAGCACAAGCTATTACGGCATTCAAGTTGACGCTGGTAATGTTGTCAGCGTGACAAACTCTGATTACGGCTGGACAAACAAATTGTTCCGTGTGGTCAAAGTAAACGAAGCATCTTTGCCTGATGGCAGTCTTGGCGCAAAATTGGAGATGAGCGAATACAGTGCTGCTGTTTATGATGATTTTGACATCACGCAATACACGTCTGTGCCTAATAGTGATTTGCCATCGGCATCTTACTTTAGCCCACTTTCTGCGCCTGTAGTGACTGCCTCCAATCCAAGCAGTGTCATTCCAAACTTTAATGTATCAGTAACCATCCCTGCTTCTGGTCGCGTGACATTTGGCGAGTTGTATTACACAACAGCGCCAATTCCTACAGCATTTGATTTCCAGCTTCTATCATCCGCTGGCGCAATTGATGGGCAACCCGTAACACCGGGAAGCACATACGTTTTTGAAAATCAAGTTTTGCCAACAGGTGCAAGCGCATCAGAAACATATTATTTTTCTTATCTTGTCGGCAATGAATTAACACGGTCAACACGCAGTCCAATCAGTTCTGGCTTTACTTGGACACCCGCTGCAACTTCAGGTGATAGTGTTGACATTGTTTTCCAACGCTCCGCAACACAACCCGCAACACCTTCACCATCTGTAGGAACACCAGCAACATGGTATTCAGACGTTAATTCTGTTCCCGCTGGAACTGACCCAATTTGGTCTTCAGTAGGCACAAACACAGGAACAGGGACAAATTATGTTTGGCAGACACCATTATTGATTGAAGGTCAAGATGGCACTGATGGTTTGTCTATTGCTGAATTGATAATTTACATCCGCGCAGCCAGCGCACCAACAACACCAAGCGGCGGCAGCTTTGACTTTGGTACGCAAATACTAACAGCGCCAGTAGGTTGGGATTCTGGCATTCCAGTGGGTACTGATCCTGTTTATACCTCAAGGGCTGTTGCCTCTGTTCAAGGCGTTACCGGAGTAGATTCAAGCCTTACTTGGTCTGCTCCCGTACTGTCTATGAAGAACGGTACAGATGGTGCAACTGGAGATACAGGGCCACGATCTGTTCAGATTTATTTCTTCTACAACACGCCACAAGCAGCCGCACCAACAGCGCCAACAACAGCGCAAGTTGCATATAACTTTACTACCAACACTCCAACAATTTCAACTGTTGGCTGGAGTTCTACATTCAATCCAGCAGATGTTGGCACTACAACTGCAAGTAATGTCTATTGGGCAGTTCGCGTAATCTTCCAAGAAGTCACATTTGGTGGGGCATATACAGAAACCATCAGTGCTGTTTTTACTTGGCAGAACATGGATGGCCTTGTTACGTTCACCAATTTGGCTAACGGTCTTGGCCCATTGGGTACAAACACAACCTATATTGATGGCGGGACAATTACAACAAATACGCTTAACGTAGCCAAAATCAAATCCAACACAGCTTCAACTTTTAATACTGTAACTTTTGGACTTGGTACTGGCACAACACTTGGCCCTTACACCGCTGGTGGTAATTTTTCTTCAACAAATTCGGCCCACTTTGGCGTGATTGCTACTCATACCGCAGCGGGTACGGCCGTGGTGGGTGGTACGACAGCAACAACTGAAATTGGCGCTGGAATGGCTGGAATCGGTGGATCAAATACTGGTTTTAGCCTTTGGAAGAATCAAGGTTCAATTGGCACTGGCGCAAGTGGTGGTTCATTCCAAACTAACGGCTCTGGCAATTTGCAAGATGGTAATACCGCCGATATTCGGTTGGCGCACTATAC